ACAGCAATTATGCTTACTTTAATGTTTTTGTGATAACATTGAGAAAGGATGCTGCTAACCGTGACCCTCCAGCTGAGTTTGCTGCTGGGAACTTCCCTAATGACCCGCAGGACTTCATTGAGGGCCCTTTGGGCTGCAATATCCGTCTTAATAGTGCCCTGTACAAGGTGCATCATGCGACTTATCATACGCTAACAGACAATAATTTGACTGAGCCCGTGGTTGATGCACAGACTGCAGGAAACCCCTTTAGCACATGGCGTAAGGGCCAGGTGAATATTAAGTGCAAGACTAATATTCGTAACCCCGTCCGGAGCACTAGCTGGACGCAATTGCCCTATATGGCCGTACCGTACTACAAGCGGTACTTCATTCTCGTGAACATTGTACAACAAGCCAATGCTGGCACGCAAGCTGACACTGCTGCACAGTTTGCTTTTGACCAATTAGCCACATGCATCAATAGTTCGTAATTGATAATGCTTTCGGTCTCTCATAATGACCGTCAGAAAAGCCCGCGTGAGCGGGTTTGAAAAAAAGCGCCGCAGGCAGGCGCGGGCCCCTCTGGGGGCCGCTGTGGGAGGGGTAGTCCAGTATTACTTTACCCCGACCTAGGTCTACCTAGTCTACCACCGGTAGTACCTCTGTAATAGAGGTAAGGCGGCGCAAGAGCTGGTCTACCCTCTCTTGTGCATCAAAATGGTATGGGTCATACCAGTCCTTTGGGTGCTTGCTGCTGGTGATAAACCACGTAGTAGCCTGTATTTGGCGTGAGCCTCCCTTCACCTCAACGGTGTATGGGTAGCGGTCCAAAAGGCGTAGCAATTGACCGAATTTGCACCAGTCCGCACGGAATTCATCTATGAGGACGACTTTGTGCCCATCATAGCCTTCCCACCATTTGTATGACGTTGGCGTGAACACAGCTTCAATGCCATAAGTGTCCCAAACATAGCGTGTTTTACCGCTTCCGGAGGACCCCCACCGCACGTGTATCTCAGGTGCTGGGCTAAGAGGGCGCTTGGGCTCGTGGTACTTTAGCCACAGCTCAGCCATGCGCACAGACTGTACACTCGTGGCACTCTCCACCACAGCGGCCATAGAATGCGTTGAGCGTACTATTTCCTTTGCCTCTGCAATGTCCGTACGGGCGCCTTTTTTTTTGCGCTCGTCCCGGTCAATGATCAGCTCGCTGTCACGTTTGCGGCAGTAATTGTTGTCCTGCACGCATTGTTGGAACTCCCAATGGATGCCATTATGGAGCTTCTTCAGCGCTGTCAAGCTGTAGGTCCTTTTGAAGGTCACTGAAAATTGAAGATGCGGAGTGCCCTGCTCTCCAACCTCTTTGCTGCACGTCATGACGTTGCACTCTAGTGACTTGAGCCACTCAATGTCAGCGTCTGTGTAATTATTAAGGGTACACGGCCCGAATGTCTTGGCGGTTTTGACCGGCATGATGGCTTTCTAGGGTAGACCATACATATGCACAGCATTTGAACGCACTGAACATGGCAGAAATATTATTTCTTCCATAGGTAAATGGCTTACCGTACACGTCCCCGCCCTGTGACGACTTCACGTTTAGGCAAATTTACTGCCCGTGGCAAGAGACGCCGTACTGCTAATACTACCCGTATTAAGTACCAGGCCCCCAATGCCCGTAATCAGCGCAAGCAGATCATGACTAACGCGACCTCTATTAAGCGTTTGTACCAGCTTACCCTGCCCAAACAAGTATACACGGATTGGCAGTATGTTGGCCAGGCCTTTTCAGCAGTGGATGCCGGAGGTGCATTCACGCGCACTTGGGCTGCCTTTCCATTAATGTCCTTTGGTGACTGGGGCCGCTGCCTCAGACAGGACGATAATGTTGGAGAATCCTCCACCACACTTGTTGAGAGACTGTGTATTAACATGCGTTATATCCTCGGCAACAGCAATTATGCTTACTTTAATGTTTTTGTGATAACATTGAGAAAGGATGCTGCTAACCGTGACCCTCCAGCTGAGTTTGCTGCTGGGAACTTCCCTAATGACCCGCAGGACTTCATTGA